ATGAAGAAAGAATTTATCAAAAATAATAATTTAACAGTAATGGTCAGAGAACATGTAATTGAAGAACAAAGGAGGTGATACAGTGAAGGTGATAGACCTTGAAACAATTGAATCAGAGGAAGTCAGACAGAAGATACAGAACATCACAGACACAGTAAGCAGAGAATTGAGAGTATACAGAGCGAGGGTTCGTATGGAAGAAGGAGTAACAGAGAACAGATATGTTCTGACATTTCACTTTGAAAACAATTACAATTATTCTAGGGTGTTTACCATGAACGAATTGCTTAATGATTTTAGATATTTCCAATGGCAGACAATTGGGAAAGAATTGATACAGGAAATAAAGAGACAGTTTCTTGTAGAAAGGCGATTGACATTCCGATAATGGTGTGTTAATATAAAAGAGTAAACAGAGTAAGTTCAGAAAGGAGAACAAAACATGAGTGAGAACAAAGGGAACAAATTAGTTGTAGATGACATTGAGGTTATCGTAAGAGGTATTGCGAACAAACCGTATTATGAGATTAAGTACAGAGAAGTCGGGAACGATGATTATAACATCGGCTTTGGTTCGTATGATTTAAACAATGTCCTCAAGTGGAAAGAAGAAGAATTTGAGGTTGTTTCCGAGAAAGCGGCAAAGGAAGTAACAAACGAGCAGATTTTGAAACATCTGAAAGAAATCGAAATTGCACAAGGCTGTATTGCAAATGGAATCAACACATTGTTCAGTGTTATGAGTGAAAGAAATGAACAGTTAAAGTTAAGCAGGGTCGAAGAGGAAATAATTAAACATGGACAGATTGCACTCGGTTGTCTCACAGAACGCATGATTGATATTTCTGGAATGAATGAGGAATTAAATAGACGTGAGAAAGAGATGCAGGCATTTGAGGAAGAGGACGAAATAGACGAAGATGATTATGAGAACATGAAAGGTTTTGTTGATTTCTTAAAAGAAATTTTTGAATAAACCTTGACGAACAATAATTGAATATGGTATAATATGATAGACAAAACAGATAAGGTTCGGTGTACATCAGATTGTGTACATTTGCCACTTATCTGTTTTGTGCATATTAAAACAAAGGAGCAAACAAACATGGATGTGAACATTGAAGTGTCAAACAGATTTGCTTCTTTTCTAACCGATTGGGATTATGAACAATACCTGTTATTGGGTGGGTATGGTAGCGGAAAGAGTTACCATGTAGCATTGAAGATTATACTAAAACTTCTGGAAGAAAAACGAACAGCATTGGTGGTAAGACAAGTGCGTGAAACAATCAAAGAATCTTGTTTCGCATTGTTTAAAGAAATCCTTGAAAAGATGGGGTTGTTATCAGACGAAGCGGTAAGAAACAATCACAGACCAAAGGGGGACAAAGTGGTTGCGATTTCTAGTCCTTTGGAAATCCGTTTTCCGAATGGTTCAAGAATCATATTCCGAGGAATGGATAATACGGAGAAAATCAAGTCCATTCACGGTGTCAGCATTGTTTGGATGGAAGAATGTAGCGAAATCCGTTATGAAGCATATACCGAATTGCTAGGGCGTATCAGAGAGCCTAAAGTGACGTTGCATTTTATCTTAACAACAAACCCTGTCGGCAAGGAAAATTGGGTATACAATACCTTTTTTGTGCATACAGATGATAAAGGAAGAGAGAGAACAATACAAAGTCCAGAAGAGTTTTACAGACGTAGAACATTGGTGAACAAAAAGAATGGTGTTTATTATCATCACAGCCTACCAGATGATAACCCGTTCCTGCCTGTTTCATACATTCGCCGTCTGGATGGATTGAAGAGAACAGACAAACAATTGTGGGTTGTTGCAAGGTGGGGAAGGTTTGGAGCGAATGGAACAAGGGTACTTCCGAACTTTGTTGTTGCGAAGGACAGCAGAGAGTTCAAACGGAAGGTGAACAGCATTTCTTCGCAATTCCATTTCTTTGGTCTTGATTTTGGTTTTGAAGAGAGTTACAATGCGCTTATCAGTTGTTGTGTTGATGATGCAAACAAAGTGCTGTACATTTATGATGAAGTGTACATGAATCAGATAACAGATGATAGATTCTCACAGAGACAAGATGTTCGTGCAGTAGCGGAGAGGGCAGGAAGATGTGAAAAGCCTATTTGTGCAGATTCAGCAGAACCTAAAACAATTCAGTTTTACAGACAGCAAGGGTACAACATGTATGGAGCGAAAAAGTACATTGGAAGTCGTTTACAGAACACAAAGAAGATGAAACGATTTAACAAGATAGTTTGTTCCCCTAGATGTAAGAACACAATCCGAGAGTTGAAAGACCTTACATATAAGAGGGATTCAAGGGGCAATGCAATCTATGATGAATTTAACATTGACCCACATACATTCTCTGCGTTGTGGTATGCGTTGGACACATATACCGTTGCAGATGTGAAGGAGATTAAAACAAACAGTAAAGCAGGATAATGTTTCATGTGAAACGTAGAGCAGAAAGGAGAACAGAGAGAGAATGAACACATTGAGAAGTAAAACAAAACAAGTAAAAGACATCAGAGATTTACAGAAACAGAGTTTTGAGAAATCAACAGATGATTACATGGTGGGGCTGTATAATGGGCTAGAGATGGCAACAGCGATTCTGGAAGGAAGAGAGCCAGAGTTCCTAGCCTGTGTAAAAGAACCACCAGTAATAGAGAAAAAAGAAGAACAGACAGGACGAACGATAGCAAGTGGAATAAGGAGGGTATGAGATGAAAGATGTTATGCAAAAACAGTTGGAAGCTGGAAAAGAAGCAATTTTTAACATGAAGCTAAAGAGAAGTCAGTTTCTTGTGAAAAACATGACAGATGATATGATTACAGTAAAACTAGGAAACAATGAAAATGGCTCTGTGATTGGTGCAGGAAGTTGGGAGCGTGTGTTTAATAACATAGACGATAAAACAACAGGAACAGCAGAGAGTACAAACATTGTTAAGGTAACAAGTGTTGTTGCAGGTATGGTAGAGGTTGCATCTGTTGATTTTTAGGAGGTGATGCAATGCAAGACAAACAACAAATATATGGCAGAAACGACATGGTAATGTTGTACAAACATAACAAAATATATGGAAGTTTGGGGTTGACAGAACAATTTGTTTTTGATACAATAAATGGAGAAAACACAGTTGTGTTGAATAATCCAAAGGTAGGAAAGTTTAAAGATGTTGTAACAGATTTAAACATCTTAGGTAATTCACATCAAGACAGCACAACAGGAAAACAGTTGTTTAAACTAACAGACAATTATTTACATGCATATTTTTATCACGGAGAAAATAAAGAAATTGTACCATATTCTAGTAATGCTGTGGTGTATTTGCCCTGTGAACCAAACACAACCTACACAATACATGGTAGAAAAAATATTAACAATGATATGACAAGAAAAAATAGGGTTGGTTTAACATCGGAACTCCCAGCGTTTAATGTTAAGATTACTAAAACGGCTGAAACAACATTAGATAAACCTTTAACTATTACTACCGAAGAAGATACAAAATATCTTGTTATAATGGCTATTACCGATGGAGAGATTGGGAAGTTAAATTTTGATAAGGTTCTTGAGAATAACACATCTAAGCTTATGGTGGAGGTTGGAGACAAAGCATCTCCTTATGAGCCATACACAGGCGGTAAACCATCCCCATCACCCGATTATCTACAAGAAATCAAGAGTGTCGGAAAGTGGAATGAGGAAACACAAAAATATGAAGTCGATGTGAAAGTGACTGGGAAGAATTTATTTGATATAGATAGTTTTTTAAAATTACCATTGCAACCTGTGAGTGGAAACGATGATGTTAGAAAACTTATATTGACTTTGAAACCAAACACAAAATACACCTTATCGACAAATAATGAAGGTACTTGCAATAGTCAAGATAAAGACACAAGTAGAAGTTTATATTTTACAAATGTTGATGATGAAATATATCAATGTAATACTACCGCAGTTTTTAAAGGGAAAAAAGTAACGGTGACAAGCGATGAAAACGGTCGAGTGAAAATTGCCTTATTTGACAGAACAAATTCTAAACCTATCGAAAACAAACAGTGTTATGTAATGTTAAATGAGGGAACTTTTGCCGAGCCGTATGAACCATATTTCCCCGAACAGACTGCTACAATAACAATGGATGAACCTCTTAGGGGCATCGGAAAATATCAAGATAAAATTACAAAAGATGGGATTGCTAGAAGAATCAGAAGCGTTATGTTAAATGGGAATGAAGATTGGAAGTTTTATGGAAGTAACGGAAACATCAATAATTTTGGGTATATACTTAGAGAAGCCATTAGTAATAATGTGGGGCAAAGGTCGTCTTTAACTTTTTCATCATATAAGTCCGGAGTTTGGGCAACTGATATGTTAGGTCAAGATATGTTCGCAAGGATTATAAGAATTAATTTGCCTAAAGATGTGTTTCCTGATGTAGAAACGCTAAGAAATTGGTTGTCACAAAGCAAAACTACATTGCAATATGTGTTAGAAAAAGAGGTGATAGTCCCTATCTCACAATCCGAACAAGATGCAATCAGAGCATTAACAACATACCATCCAACAACAGTTATCATGGTAGATGGTGGAGAGTTACCAGTAGGCATACAAGCAACATATAAACAAGTAAATAAATAGGGGTGGTATAAATGAGTAAAATAGAATTTTTAGGAATGTTGGTTTTGTGTTTATCCTCTTTGATTGGATTGTTTGTGATGTTGTTTAAACCATTGAATGATAACACTAAGGCAATGTCTATCCTCGTGTCTAGGATAGACAGAATAGCAGAAAAGATGGATGAAAGAGACGAAGAGTTAAAACAGCATATCAAAGAATTTGATGATTACAAAGATAAAGTGAGAGAGGGTCAAAAAAGGCAATGGGATAAGATTGATGAATTGAGTGATGATATAATTAACATTAAACACTCAATTAAACAGTAAATAAAACAAAGGAGGTGAGAATATATGTTTAAAAATGCAGTGTTTAAAGTGTCAGTAGATACAAAAAAATGGGCAAAAGCAACATGGGTTCGTGCAGTTAAAACATTCGCAGAAACATTTGTTTCGATGGTAACAGTTGGTCAGGCGTTTAACGAGGTAGGCTGGGCACACATTTTTTCTGTGTCTGGTGTTGCGGCTGTGATTAGTGTTGCTATCAGTGTTGCGGGAATCCCAGAAGTAGAATCAGAACATGAAACAAAAGAAGAACAGGAGGTTTAAAACATGAAAATCGGGTTAAGAGGTGGACATTCACCGAATTGTAAAGGCAAAATTGGCTATTTGGATGAACAGGCAGAAGTAAGGAAAGTCTATAATGAACTTGTACCGATGCTGACAGCACAAGGACATACGATTGTTAATTGTAATTCCGATGCACATAGCGAAGGGCAGGAATTGTATGATGGAACAAGTAAAGCAAATGCAAATGGATGTGATATCTTTGTTTCGATACATATGAATGCATTTAATAGTGTGGCAAATGGTGTTGAATGTTGGCTATATGACCAGTCTAATGGAAACATGAATCAGATTGCAGAACAGATTTGTAAGAACTTTAAATCAAAGGGATTTTACAACAGAGGAACAAAATATAGCACAGGATATCACGATTTGACGGCTTCTGTTATGCCAGCTATGATTATCGAAACATTGTTTTGTGATAACAAACATGATGTTGACATTTATAATTCTTTAGGTGTAAAAGGGATTGCGAGACTCATTGCAGATGGAATTAATAAACAGGCTAGTTCTGGTGCAAGTGATGTCTCAAAACCAAGACCACAAGGCTCTGTTGTTCAGAACACAGGTGGACTTAAAGAATTAGGAAAGGTTAATATCTGGACGAGAGGGTATACTGATAGATGGTGGGACGAAGTCTTGAACGCTACTGACTGGATTGGAGCGAGAGACGGTGAGCCGTTAAGATATTTAGGCTTTAGAGTGTCTGTTGGAAAATTGAAAGTAAGAGTGTGTACACAGAAGAATGGATGGCTTGAATATATTATTTTCGGACAATCATACAATGTCAATGATTTAGTCAATGGGGTTGTTGGTGATGGTTCTCCGATTCAGGCGTTGGAAGCGGAATATTTGACGCCATCAGGGTACAAATATAAATATGCAAAATATTGTTTGTCCGATATTAACAACGAATCTTATTATCCTTATCAGATTGATAATCAAGTTGGCGGTGGTTATGATGGTTATGCAGGTGTTATCGGAATTGCGGCTGATAAGTTGATTATTGATATTGTGTAATTTGTTTTATAGGGTGGATGTTTTCCACCCTATTTTTTATTTGACATCTATTTTTTGTTGTGGTATAATAAAAGAAAAAGGAAGGAGGGAGAACCTTTGGCAAAGAACAAACAATACACAGTAGAGGTAACAAAGGCACTGGCAAGTTTCCCCTATTTTGTTTTGAAGAATGAAATTAAAACAGGATATAATCTATATACAAGAGAATTGCTTGAAATCAAACAAAATTATTTGGATTACAAAAAAGGTGCAGAGTTCTACACAGAGGGTAGCAGTGGAGATTATCAACCGTCAAACATTCGTTTTAAGATTACGAAAACATTGATTGACAAAGAAGCACGTTTCATGTTTTCACAAACACCAGATGTATTCATACAATCTGTAGATACAGAACAGACAGCCATGAAACAGGTGGAACAATACCAAATATTGATTGACAAAGTGTTAAAGGACAAAAAGAATAATTTCCCTAGAACATTGTTACAGAGTGCAAAAGATTGTTTTATCGGAAAGCGTGTTGCGTGTCTCGTGGATTTTTCCGAAGAGGATGGCATACAGACACATTTTTACAACAGTTTACAGTTCTATTATGAAACAGAGTATGGTTCAGACAGATTAACGAAGTTTATCAGTTTTGAAAATGTAAATCAAACAAAGTCAACACAAGAAAGATTATACCTTGTAAATCGGTATGAGGAAAGGAATGGGACAATTTATATGAGTTCTATCCTTTATAATGGTTTAGGGGTAGTACAGGAAACAGTAATACAAGAACAGGAAATAAAGTTAGATTACATTCCTGTTGTTGTGATTGTGAATGATGGAACATTAGAGGATAAACAAGGAGTGTCAGAGATTGAAAGCCTTACCGAGTATGAGTCTGGTTATAGTCGGCTTGGGAATGGAGATATTGACAGTGAACGAAAAGGAATGAACCCAATCCGTTACACTGTGGACATGAACTCGCATACAACAAAGAACCTTAGTTCTGGTGCAGGAGCATATTGGGATTTGAAATCAGAACAGAACCAGAACAATGTTTCACCTATGGTTGGTACATTAGCGCCTAGTATGAACCACACAGAGCCAGTGAAAGTTACGCTTGACCGATTGAAAACAACCATGTACAATGAAGTTGATATGCCAAACATATCAGAAGAAACAATGGCAGGAACAATTACAAGCGGTAAGGCATTGAAAGCATTGTATTATCCATTACAGGTTCGTTGTGATGAAAAGTTAAAAACATGGAAACCAGCGATTGAGTTTATTGCAGAAGCAATCATTGACCTTGCTGTATTAAACAAAGCAGATGTAGTTTCTTATTATGTTTTAACAGGATTAGATGAAGTACAGTACAACATTGAAGTCATGGAAAACTATGCACTTGCAGAGGATGAAGAAGAAGAAAAAAATTCTGACCTTGCAGAGATTGCGGCAAATGCACGAAGCAGAAAGTCATACATTAAGAAATGGAGAAGGGCAGAATTTAAGACAGATGCACAGATTGATGATGAACTTATGCAGATTGCGATTGAAAACAATATGTTTGATTCTATGAGTATGAACACACAAGTACAGGCAGAGTTAAACAGACGTGGAACATCTGAAAAGGTTGACGACAATCTGGAAGTGATTGAAACACAGAAAACGTTAGAAGATACACAAACAAATGAAGAATAGGTATTGACATTCTTTGCAGATGTAGTATAATTGAAATATAAAAACAAGGCGGTGAAGTATGGCAAGACAAAAGTTTAGTTTGAAAAATGCAGAACAAGTCAGACAAACAACTACCATGTCACAACAGAAAGAAATCAAAAGGTTATATGAACAATTATACCAAGATGTGACAAGGAAGGTTGGACAATTAGGAAACAATAATTTACAGAAACAGAACTTGATATTGTTACAGCGTGACATCAAGAACAGAATTGCACAGTTAAATAGTGATATACAGAATGGAATCATTCGAGATATGCGGATTGTTTCCAATGAAGTTGTGGAAGATACAAGGACATTTCTAAAACAGTGTGGGTTTCGTGATGAGGATATACACAATGCGTTTAGTTATGTTCCAGACCAGATTATTAGAAACATCACAAGTGGAAATGTTTACCAAGATGGTTGGACATTAAGTGGTGCTATCTGGGGATATAACAAACGAACACAGGATGATTTAAGCAAGATTATATCTATTGGAACAGCACAAGGAAAATCAGCAGTTGAGATAGCGAAAGAGTTAGAACAGTATGTTGACCCTAGTGCAAGGAAACAGGCAAAAACAATTCAATCGTGGAGATATGACAAGGCAGGAAACAAAATAAAAGACAGTGTATATTTTGGAAAGATTGATTACAATGCGTTACGATTGGCTAGAACAATGATAAGTCATGCGTACCAACAAAGTTTTGAGAATGTAAATAGAAATGACCCATTTGTCGTTGGGTATCGGTGGTTAACCTCTAATTTCCATGGAAGAGTATGCGAGATATGCAGAGAAAGGTCAGAGACAGACCAATTTGGTTTGGGTGTGGGAGTGTTCCCAAAAGACCAGTTACCGTTAGACCATCCAAATGGTATGTGTACATTTGAAGCAGTGATACCAGACAGCATGACAGATATAGCAAGAAAAATAGGACAGTGGTATCAAGCACCGATTGGAACATATCCAGACATAGACAAGTATGCGTTGGATTTTGTTGCATAACAAAATGAATAAGAACAGAAGGGAGAACAAAATAGGTGAAAGTTCAGAGAGTTTGCAAAAAGTGTGGAGAAGTAAATGAGATTGATTCTGGGAATCTGATTCGTATGGATGTATATGACGAGGAAGGAACATATTACAAAATTATGTATTGTGATTGTAAGCGTTGCGGAGAACGTGATGTGGTACAGATTGATAGTACAGAGACATTAGAAATGTTCCGAAAGCTGAAAAGTCTGACAATCAAAGTTGCAAGAAAGAAAATGAAAGGAGAAACAATTAGTCCGAAAGATATTCGTAAAAAAGACAGATGGATGAAGGAGTTACGAAGAAAAAGGGAAGATTTGAATGAACTGTGTAGCGGAAAAAAATTATTTGATGAAAATAAAAAAGTTGTAGTAGAACAGTTGACATTCCCAAAGGTTGGTGATATAATTGAAAGTAACTTGTGATAGATGTCATAAGGAATTTAACAATGTATTGAAGGAAAAGGAAAAACAGATTGATGGACAGTACATCATACGAACATATCTGGAATGCCCACATTGTGGAGAACAATATAATGTTTGTTATGATAGTCAGTCCACATTGGTTTTAAAGAAACAGATTCGCAGGCACACAGCAATGTTGGGAACAATTAGAGATGAACACCAATACAGGAGAAAGTTAAAAGACATTGAGAAGAAACAAAAACGGTTAGAAAGAGAAATGAAAATCTTGCAGACAAAGTATTGCAAATATTTTGAAGAAGAAAGGAAAGGTTAGAACAATGGCAGAAGAAGTAAAGGGAACAGGAACAGAAGGACAGCAGGGAACAGAAGGAATACAGAATCAGCAGACACAGCAGAGTGCAAAACAGCAGACAACGGAAACACAGAAGCAGGAAACAGAGCAGAAAGTCGATGTTGAAAAAGTGAAAAGTGAAGCGTTGTCTGGATTTCTGAAAGACCTCGGAGTTGAGGATGCAGATGCTTTGAAAGGGATTGTAACAAAACACAAGGAAACGGAAGAAGCAAACAAAACAGAGTTACAGAGGAAGGAAGATGCTCTGACAGAGACAACAAAGGAACTTGCAAGAGAACGTGAGGGAAGAATCCTTGCAGAAGCAAAGTTGTCAGCGGTTCAGTTAGGAGCAAAGCCAGAGTTGGTAGACGACCTTGTGGTTGTTGCAAAAGCAAAGGTAACAAAGGACAAGGACATCAATGCTGTAATTGCAGAAATCAAAGACAGTACATCTGGAAAGGTGTATTTTAAGTCCGACGAAGAAGAGGAAGAAGAAGCAGGAAAGAACAAAACAAAAGGAAAGACAGTTACCAGAGCAAGGGTAACAAAACCTTCTGAAAAGTCCAAAGGAAAGGAAGAAGGAGAAGGAAACAAAGAAGAACATAAAGGTTCTATGGCTGAACGTCTATTGGCAGGACGGAAGGAAAAGAAAAGCCATTATTTCAAATAGGAGGAAAACAAATGCTGAATAACACAGGTATTAAGAAAGAAACTTATGGTTCTGGAAATCAGATTCTTTTTGCAGTAGAACATCAAGTACCTATGGGTATCGTGGTAGATGAAACCGTAGGAGTTGCAGAGGGAACAAAGAAGATTGCAAAGGCAGGAACACCGATTACAGGAAACCTTGATGCAAGGGAAACAGCATTTACTGCGGCTGTTTCGTCTGGTGATACTAACAAGACATCTAATGCAGTAGGAATCCTGTTACATGATGTCGATGTAACAGAGGGAGATAATAATGGTACAATTTTGTTGTTTGGATTTGTAAACACAAACAGAATTGATGATAAAACAAAAGCAAAGATTACCGCAGAGGTCAAGGCGGCTCTGCCTATGATTAAGTTTGTGGCTTGCTAAAACAAAGAAGGGAGAAACAAAAACAATGAGTATTTACGATTTAATTATCAGTGAAGAAATTGTTGCGTATTGGGAGTTGCTGACACAAGAGAGAGAGCCATACATGGGGGAAGAACTGTTCCCAGATGATAAGAAGTTAGGACTTGATCTCAAATGGTTAAAGGGTTCAAATGGACTTCCTGTTGTTCTGAAAGCGTCTGCGTTTGATGTTGCGGCTATTCCTCGTCCGAGAATTGGATTTGAGAAGTTAAGCGCACAGATGCCGTTTTTTAAGGAATCAAAGTACATTGATGAGGAATTGAGACAGGAACTCAACAAAGTTATCGAGAGTAACAACCAAGCGTATATTGATGCAGTTGTAAACAGAATCTTCAATGACGAAATGGATTTGTTAGAGGGTGCGGCGGCACAGAGAGAGCGTATGCGTATGATGGCTCTTACAACTGGAACAATTGTTATGGAAGGTAACGGACAGGTTTATGAGTATGACTATCAAATGCCAGAAGACCACAAAGTAACTGTAACAAAGTCATGGAGTGACCCGACAGCAACAATCATGGAGGACATTAGAAAAGGAATCCAGAAGATTGTTGATGATACAGGAGTAACACCAGAGAGAGCAACGTGTTCTTCTAAGGTGTTCGGATATTTTCGCATTAACAATGAAATCAAGGCTTCCATCATGGTTCTTACAGATGGAGCAGGCTTTATTTCAGATGCGAAAATCAAACAGTACATTGCAGATGAATTTGGATTACAGATTGTTGTAAATGACAAGCGTTACAAAGATGAAAAAGGAACAGCACAGAGATATGTTGCAGATGATGTGTTTGTTATGTTCCCGTCTGGACAGTTAGGCAACACATGGTTCGGAACAACACCAGAAGAATCTGACCTTATGACAGGAAGTGTTGCAAATGTATCAATCACAGACACAGGTGTAGCAGTAACAACCATTCAGAAAGCAGACCCAGTAAGAGTTGAAACAAAAGTAACTATGATTTGTCTGCCAGACTTCCCAACAGCAGACCAAGTTTACATTCTGGATGTAATTGCGTAAGGGAGGAAAGTAACATGGCAATGGTAACAGCAAAAAGAGGACAGCATGTTGTGAAGGTGAGCAAACATTCTTATGAAACATTGTTCCGTAACAAAGGGTACAGGATTGTTGGAGAGGAAGAAGCGAAACAAGAAACAGACATGATTGATACAGGAGAGTTTGAGGAAGAAGAGGAAGAAGTACACGAGGTTGAAACAATTCCGATTTCAGAGATGAACAAAGAGCAGTTAGCAGAGTATGCGAAAGAACATAACATTGACACATCTGGTGCAAGAAATGTTCGAGAGGCAAGGCAGATTATCCAGAAAGCAATCAGAGAAGCAAAGATGTAACAGAAAGGGAGTGAACAGAATGGATAAATTAGAACAGCTAAAATTCAATTTAAGGGAAAAACAAATTCCTTATTTTGAAGAATCGGAGTTACAGGCATTATTGGATAACAATGGTGGAGATGTGAACAAAGCGAGTTATGAAGGATTGATTTTAAAAGCTGAAACAACAGGCTTGAATGTCAGTGGATTGACTACGCAGGATAGTTCTAGTTATTTCAAGATGTTGGCTTCCCGATATGTTTCTACGAATAGTGGGGTGCTGACATAATGAATGAAGCAAGAATGAAAATGGAACTCCACAAGGTTTTAAGAGAGATACAGATGCATGGAACAGAGTATACATTCTTCCGAAAAAAGGTTGATAAGTATGGAGAGCCAACAAAAGAAGAACCAGAACAAATTGCAAATGTTAAAGGGTTGTTTCATGTATCAAAAGGATATATTACACAGAGCATACAGGATGAAACAAAGACACACAGCAAAGGACAGCCAATGCTGATGGTCGCACATGAGAACATAGGAGAGATTAAGACGGAAGATTTTTTAATAATAAATGAAAACACATACAAAGTTGTGGAGAAGAACAACATACAGGAATATAACATAGTAACAGACATTTCATTGGAGTTGGTTTTAGATGGCAGGAATTAGGATTGATGCTTCAAAGTTGTTGGCAAATCTGGAAAATGCCGAAACAAAGTCACAGGTTGCAATTCGTATGTTTGCACAGGAGGGTGCAAAGAAGTTTGAGAACTATGCAAAAACACATAGACCTTGGACAGACAGAACAGGACATGCGAGACAGAGGTTGACAGGTTGGGTAGAAGTGTTAGCAAATAAAGTACGAATCCACATTGGACATGGCGTTGATTATGGTGTATATTTAGAGTTGTGCCACGAAAAGAGGCTTGCAATCTTACAGCCAACAGTAAACGCTTTGTCCAAGGAAGTGCTAGAAGGGTATGAAGAATTAACGAGGTACATGAAACCATGAGCAGTATTTTAAAAACAGTTTATGATGTGCTAAAGAAAGATGGAAAAACAGATGTATTCTTCCCTTCACAGCATAAGGGGGAGTGTTTGAAAGAATACATTGTTGTAAAGTCAGATGGAACAATTGAAGAAGCAACAGTGTCAAGTGAAAGACCAATCTATACATTGTTATGTTATGTTCCACAAGATGAATACAGCAGATTGGAAACCTTTGTTGAGGAAACAAAACAAAAAATGAAAGAAGTGTTCCCCCTTGTAATGTACATCGGAAATGAAACACCAAGTTTCTATGATGATACTGTAAAGGCTCACATGATAAGTTTCCAATATCAAGGGTGCAGAAAAATAGAAAATTGGTAAGGAGGTAAAACAAATGTCTAGAACAAAAAAGAAAGCGGCTGGGATTCCTACAATTGATGTTTCGCTTGTTGTTATAAGAACAGGAACGGAAGATAATGGGTTAGAAATCGCAGTTGACACAGCGAACAAAATTAGAGTAGAACCGCAGACAGAAACAACGAATGCTGTAAAGTTGGTAAAACTCGGCAGATTGTTAGCACAGAAGCCGTCAGAGACAACAATTACAGGACATCAGATTACATTGACAGACAATGTGTTCATTCCAGAACTCGTTCAGATTTTTCAAGGTGGAACAATCGAAGGAGAAGGAGACACACTTGTTTACAAACCGCCAGTTGCAGGAAGTGCAGAGAAAGGACAGGTATTTGAAGTTGACGCATATTCAGCAGAGTATGATGCAAGTGGACAGATTGTGAAGTATGAGAAGATTACATACCCGAATTGTCAAGGAACGCCAATTACAATTAACACAGAAGATGGTGTGTTCCGACTTCCAGAGTATGTTATTAACTCAGCACCGAAAACAGGAGAAGCACCGTACACGATTAGTTATGTGAAATCTATTCCAACATTTTCGGCGGCGGCAAGTATGAGTGTGCTCAGAAATGAGGTTGCAGTACAAGGGTCAGGAAAAACCTCGGCAGTGGTGAAGTCGTAATAAATGAGATAGGAGAAAAGGAACATGAGTGAGAAATCAAAAGAACTAATGCCAATTTTAGAGCTTACAAGCGTTAAAGATCTTGAAACATATGCAAAAGGGAATGCAGTTATGTTACCTCCGTTTGCGGAAAACCAGCCATTTGTTGCGATGTTAAAAAGACCATCTATCGTATCTCTGATGGCGAATGGATTGATTCCAAATGCTCTGTTGCCAGTAGCGATGGAGTTATTCGATGGAGAAGAAAGCAAAGAGAAGCAGGACAAAACGCCGGAGGAAAAGAAAGCATCATTTGAAGATACAAGAGCAGTGTTGGAGGTGATTGCAAAAAGTTCTCTTGCTGAACCGACATTTGATGAAATCACAGATTCAGGAATGGAGTTGACAGAAGCACAGCTTTTTGCTATTTACAACTATACGCAGGTAGGTATTAAAGATATGCTTTCCTTTCGTCCGGGCAAGAAAGATTGAGAGTGTAATAACAATGTCAAAGCTGTATAATTGCAAGCCTAGCGATATCGTAGGTGTGCAGGATAATTATACAGCTTTTTGTTTTGATGAAGCCTGTGCGTATATCAGGCAAAAGCTAGAAGCAGGAGAAATTCCTCAGTATGAGGAAAACGATCTGTTTCAGAAGAAACAAGAGTATCATAGTTTCAGCGATTTTTATAGTAAGTTGTTAAAATAAAAAAAGGAGGTGGGACAGTGTCAGTAAACATGGGTAAGGTTGTTGCGTATCTTGATCTTGATGTTTCATCATTTACAAAAGGATTCGCAAAAGCAAAGTCAGAACTAAAGGTATTTGGTGATTCTTCTGCTACTGTAAGCCAGAAGGTTATAGGATTGACAAATTCAATGAGAGCAGTTGGCGGGGTGTTGTCTAAGTCTGTCACTGTCCCGTTAGCGACAGCCGGGACAGTATCATTAAAGTTTTCTATGGATTTTGAAAAGTCCATGTCAAATGTAAAGGCAATATCAGGTGCAACGGGAAGAGAGTTTGATGATCTAAGACAAAAGGCATTAGATCTCGGTCAGAGCACAGTGTTTAGTGCAACGGATGTTGCAAATGCTATGACAGAGATGGCAAAAGCGGGATGGACGTCACAGCAGATCATGTCCGGCATGCAGGGGGTCTTGGATGCGACAGCGGCTTCAGGAGAAGAACTCTCCACGGTTGCTACAATTGTTGCAGATGCAATTACAACATTCGGTTTGTCCGCTTCTGAGAGCACAAAGGTTGCAGATTTGTTGTCCAAGTCAGCAAATGCCGGAACAATTAGTGTAACAGATTTAGGAGAATCATTGAAGTATGTTGGCCCTGTTGCTAAAACAATGGGATTCAACATTGAGGATGTTGTTACAGCGATTACAGCAATGTCACAGGCAGGAATCAAAGGATCTCAGGCAGGAACGTCACTCAGAACAATGTTTGCCCGACTTGTGAAACCAACAGACGATGTGAAAATTGCCATGGATCAGTTAGGGATTGTACTTACTGATAGTGAAGGTAATTTTAAGTCAATGAATACAATCCTTGAAGAAATGAGAACAACATTCCAGACATTGACCCCGGAACAGCAGACTTATTATTCTGCTATCCTTGCCGGGCAAGAGGGAATGTCTGGATTAAATGCATTGTTAGGGATGTCTCAGCAGGAATATGACAATCTGTCCTTGAGTATGAAAACAGCAAGCGGAACAGCAAAGGAAACTGCCGAAATAATGCAGGATAATCTTGCCGGAGCAGTGGAACAGATGACAGGATCTTTGGAGTCTGCGGGGATTGCGATAGGATCTAAATTGACTCCGAAGGTGAGAACGATTACCGGGTGGATTGAAGATTTAACAGATAGATTCAACAGTTTATCGGATGAAGAACAAGAACAGATTGTCAATTTTGGACTTGTAGCGGCGGCGGCAGGGCCCGTCATAATGGTAAGCTCAAAGTTGTTAAGCGGAGCAACAAAGCTTGGAAAAGGGTTTGTTACTGTAAACAGTGAGATAAGTCTATTTATAAAAGCTTTGAAGTTGTCTAAAAATGGGATGCAAGATGCGGCTGTACAGACAGGGAGCCTGTATAAAACATTAACATCTGTAAAGGGCATACTTACACCAATGAATCTTGGGATTGCGGCGGCAGGAACGGCACTTGTAGCATTAGGCGTAGCTACATATGATGCACACAAACGCACAGAAGAATACAGGGAACAATTAAGGAAAGAAACAGAAGAACAGAAGGCGTTGACAGATGCAATCAATAAACAAGTAGAAGCAAAGAATCAGTCAGTGGAAGCGATTGATGAAACTGTAAACAGTGCAAATGCAGAGTATGAAGCAAACACAAAGCTGATGGAAAAACTAACTCAGGTTGTAGATGAAAATGGGAAGATTGTAGCCGGGAAGGAAACGTATGCCCGTGTAATCGCCGGGGAGTTGTCAGATGCAATCGGAACAGAGATTGGAATATCAAATGGACAAATTACAAATTATCAAGCATTATCAAATGAAATATATAAAACAATTGATGCAAAGCGAGCATTGGCAATCCAGGAAGCAATGTCAGAAGAATACAACGAAGCATTGGCAAAACAAGCAGAAGCGGAGAGGCTGTATAATGAATCAATCTATGAAAGGATTGATCTTGAATCACAGCTTGCAGAAAAACAATCAGAACTTGCACAGATTCAAAAAGAAAATGCTGATTATATCAGGGAGCATGGAGAAGCAAGTTATGAGCTTGGACAAAAGTATAATCAAGCGGCAGAGGAAGTGTCTGCGTTACAAGATAAGCTAAAAGATAACAAGGAAGAGCTAGGAGAGCTAACAGAAACATATGAGCATTGGAATCAAGTTGTTCAGAATTACGAAGGTTTGAGTGCGGCATTAATTGAAGGGGATGCGGCTAGTATAGATATGGCTCTGTTGAAGATTCAGGAGAGTTTTCTGACAGCAGAAACAGCAACAACGGAATCATTAGAGAAACAAAGCGAAAACCTGAAAGAAAAGTATGACCAGATGGTGAAAGCGTTTGAGCAGGGAAACACTAATGTCACACAAGAAATGCTGGATCAGATGCAATCGCTTGTTCAGCAGTCAGATGAACAATTACAGATATCTTTAGATCAATCAAAACAAAAGCTTACAACCTCATTCCAGAATATAGGGATGGAAGCACCTCAAGCAATGATTGATGCTTTTGCACAGAAAGATTCAGATATACAGAATCAGGTTTTGACAATGTTATCAATGTTGCAAAACAATGTACAGTTGTCAGGGGAACAGTTAAAGACAGTGTTTACAACCCTTGGTATTGATGCCCCACAGTCGTTAATAGATCAGTTGACAGTATTACAGCCTAGTGTGCAGGAGAGTGCAATTAATTTGTTATCACAGTTACAGTATGGAGAACAGGCGAAAAGACCTGATGTGCTAGCACAATTGAGAGATCTCGGGATACAGGTTGATAATAGTGTCGCAGGAGGGATAGACAGTAATGAACAGGTTGTATCAGATGCGGCGGCAAATGTTGGAAGTGCAGGAAACAAAAGCATGCAGGATGAGCTTGGGAAGACGTTAAAATCTCCTGATGTTGACAGTAATACAGAGACGAGTGCCGCTAGGGTTGCTAGGGCGGCTAGATCTGCGTTTGAAAATGCTTTTGCGACTCAAATTACTGCGACAATCAGAGCGTCTGTATCAGGCGTTGCGGCAGGAGTAGGTGCGCTTGCGTCTGCAATCAGCGGATCTCATGCAGGAGGATTGTCTTATGTTCCGTACAATGGATATGTTGCAGAATTACATGAAGGTGAAAGGGTGTTGACAAAACAACAGAACAGAGAGTATAATGAAGGTGGAACAGGAAAAGGTGGAGATACATTCAATTTCTATAACACGAAACCGACACCTTATGAGTATGCAAGACAAATGAAGAAAGCAAAACGAGACTTAGCACTTGGTTATTAGAAAGGGGAAAAATATGATACAGGAATTGCAGATAATAAACAAGGTAAATGGAAAACAGTTAAGTCTTGCAAGGGATGGCTATACCCAGTATGTTTTGGATGAAGTTGATTGGGATGTTCCATCCGTAAGTTTCAGTACATATAGAGTTCCGTCCCAGATAGGGGTTTCCTTGTCTGGGGTGGAACTTGGAATAAGAAAACCATCCATTACAGGGTATGTTGTTTCTAGAGTACATGAAAGGGATTTTCTTGGTAGAGGTTGGAACGAATTTTTAGAAGCACAGTTGCAAGACATAGAACAAAAGAAGTATGAATTGAACAGAGTAATTAATCCGCTACAGGATATACGCATTATTATAGGCGAATATTTTATAGAGGGCAGACCGTCAAATGCCGTAAAGTTCAGTAACAAAGAAAATGAAAATAATGAAGTATTGTGTATGTTCACAATAGATGTTGATTGTTTTTCTCCTATGTTTCGATTGAACAAAGGAAAACAAACAGTGTTAGCAAAAGTTCAACCAAAGTTCCGTTTTCCATGGATTTTGAAGGAAATGGGGAACATTATGGGTGTTATGTCTAATCAGAAGATTGTCAATGTTATTAATGATGGAGATTGTGACATTGGTGGAATCATCAAACTCGAAGCGGTTGGCGGTACAGTGAAAAATCCAACCATGTTTAATGTCTATACAAATGAAAAGTTTATGATAAGATTAACATTGCAAGAAGGAGATTATCTGTTGATAAATACAAAGGTTGGTGAAGAGAGTGTTTTATATCACCATGTTAATTATTTATCAACAGGAAAATCAAAGGATGAAAATGTAATTGCTGATGTGATTGAAGGGAGTACGTTTTTAAAATTCAAACAGGGGAGCAATTTGTATGGATATTCTGTGGAAGAAGGCAATGACGTGTTTGTGAATCTAACAATAGACATGGATGAACAATTCCTCAATCTGAAAGGAATGTGACAGTATGGAAGTGATTACAGTATTTAACAAGTATTTTGAACGAATTGATATATTAAGAAAGTACACATTTATGCAGTACACAGATAAGTTTAATGGTGTTGGTGAGTTTAAAATAAATGCTATTTTATGTGATGAAAACCTATATTTGTTGGATAAAAACGAAGTGTTTTTTGTTGCATTTGACAGAGCAATGATGGGGAGAATTGATAAGGTAGTAAAGGACAGTGACAGTGAGTTTGAAAGAACAATTGAGATTACAGGACGTATGATAAAATACAAACTCCAAACAAGTGTTGTATATAAACAGCAGATATACAGCGGAAGAACAGCAGAGGTGGTAAAACAACTTGTGAAAAACAATATGTGTGTTGGCTCTGTTGGAGATAAAAGGTATATTAATTTTGAGTTTAATATACCAAGCGACAGATTAAGTGAAATGACACAGATAAATAATGGGCAATGGACAGGTGGAAGTGTGTATGATGCAGTACAGCCATTGTTACAACAGGACGAAATGGGGTTTGATATTTTACCAGTGATTACGGAACGATATGAATTAGGGGAACAAGCGCCTATTACAAATATACAAAAATGGTATTTTAACATTAGATTCGGAGAAGATAGAACAAAAAACAATCAGAGTGGAAATAAACCTATTGAGTTTTCTCATTCATTAAGTAATCTAACAAGGTCTACATATGAAAAAGATATGAAAGATTATTGCAATGTTACTTATGTTGCAGGAGAAGGAGAAGGAAATGACAGAACATGGATTGAGGTTTACCAAGATGGAATAAAAGGAACAGACGATGAATGGGATGCAGTAGGTTGGCTACGGGATGAGTTATTTGTTGATGCAAGAGACTTGCAGAAAACAACTGATAATAAATCATATACAGACGCAGAGTACAAAGAAATGCTCACACAGAGGGGAAAGGAAAAACTAAAAGAACATATTGTGTTTGTTTCATATGATTCTACCGTTACAAATGAAAATGAGAAATACAAGTATGGTAGAGATTTTTACAATGGGGATTTTGTTACGGTAGTAGACAATGAGTTAGGCATAACAGTGGATGCACAGATAACAGAGGTAACAAAATCCAGAGAGGGTTCAAGAGAAATACTTGACATTACATTCGGTTATCGTAGCATACAGATAAATGAAATATTGAGAAGAAAAGGAGTGATATAACATGGCAGAGAAAAGCGGTTTTTTTAATGCGAGAGAAGCTGAAGATGGAACATATGACAGAGAGTATGATGCGGAACAGTTCGCAGAGTATTTTGCAAATTTTATCTCAAATGGAGTGTATGCGAACCCAGCGAACCAATTAAAAGTTGTGTTTGATGATTCACCTAGCAAACCGTTTGTTGTGATTGTAAGAAAGGGAAAAGCCTACATAGATGGGCACTGGTATGAATTGACAGAGGATATGGAAATTACAATTCCTGTGAACACAAAAGCATACATTGTAAAAGATGTTATCCGTTGTACATTGGACAAAGCGGAACGAAAGGTAAGTATTGTTTTGGAAGAAGATGTAATAAGTGACCATCCTACAAATAACAATAATAGGCATGATTTGATATTGTCAACGATTATTGTACAGCCAAATGCGTCAAAGTTAAATGCAGAGGACATTACAGACAAACGACCAGATAAGACATATTGTGGGTTTGTTACTGGTGTGATAGACCAAATAGATACAACAGAGTTGTTTCAGCAGTATGATGAGACATTCCAGACATGGTTTAACGAAATGAAAGGTCAATTATCTACAGACGCGGCAGGAAATCTACAAACACAGATAGGGTTGCTGAGCAATCTAAAAACAATTGTAAAAGATTCTATTGTAAATGCAATTAACAGTTTATATGATAGTATTATAGGAAAAACATTAAAAACATTGGAAGAGGTAAGCTCAAATACTGAACAAGGATATTATGTCGATGCGCTTGTGGTTGATGAATTAAATAAGAAAACGGATGCTTGCGAATATCCGTTATCATCATTTTCATTTCAAACATTTTATGATATACCAACTTTTTCATGTTATAAGATTGGTAGAATCGTACTGCTTAATGCGTCAATAATTTTAAAAGCTGGAACTACATTTTTTGCAGATAATTTATACCTCCTTACTTCTGGAAGTATACCAGAAGAACTTAGACCTAAATCAATGGCAAATATAGATATGTGGGGATGCAATAGTTCATACGGAAAAACAGTAAAATGTTCTGCTTATGTAACCGATGATGGCAATATAAAGTTTTCAGCACCGACAGCGCATAGTTATTATAAAATCAATGCAATATGGGTGTGTAAATAAGGAATATATCTATTTCCATCTTCCTTTCGCATAATAATATGCGGTTATTTCATTGATACTCAGCAAGTTTATGTAAATGAAGGAGGTTATAGAACATATGCAAAGCGAGTTTGAGAATATCTTATTAGATACACAGAAAGAATACAGACGTTCTAACAGGATGAAAGATAAAATTATAGTTGTGTTAATTGTGTTAATGTTCCTTGAAGCAATAATTGGATATTGTGGTTTTGTATGGTACGAGAGCCAGTTTGATTATGTTACGACAGAACAAACAACACAAGATATTGATTTGAGTACGGAAGGAGACAACGCAAGTGCAGAATATAATGATGTACAGGACATTATAAAAGGTGCGTTGGGAGATGTACACGAACATCTGGAAGAACAGGACAATAAGATAGACCATATTATAGAATTATTGGAAGGAGGGAAGGAAAATGCTTGACAAAGAACAGCTAAAAGAGTTATCATGTATAGAGATATATGCAGAGGTAGATAAACATATGACAACGGCACTTATGTTTCATTCTGGAATGTCTGACTATTTTAACTTTATCGGCTTGCATGGGTTTGAACGAATACATGAATTACAGTATTATGAGGAATCCATAGGAAAGCGGAAGTTACACAAAAAGGTGTTAGATATTCATAACAAACTGATACCGATAAAAGGACATGAAAAACCAGAGGTAATTCCGAAGGAATGGTACAATCACACTAGAATGGATATTGACGACAGTGTTTTGACAAAGTTTGTTCGTTCTGCCATGAAACAATACAGGGAATGGGAAGAAGAAACAAAGAAGTTATATGAAGCAGTTTGTTGTGTGTTGTGGGAAAAAGGCTTAGTTGTAGACTACAATTTAATGATGTGTTATCTTGAGGATGTGCAACATGAACTCAAAAAGATATACAGATTATGTGAGGAACTAAACGGAACAGGGTATGATTTGTTGTACATTGTTGAGATACAGAAACAAATCCATGTTGAGTACAAAGACAAAATGCGGAAGTTGAAAGTACAGGAGTAAAACAGGAATGTGAGAACATGGAAGAAACAAAACATAGAACATAAATAAGCTTGCTTGTATGTTTACAGGTGGGCTTATTTTTTTTGAAATTTTTACAAAAATGTATTGACTAATATAGAACAATATGTTATTATATAATCAAGTTAAGGGAATGAGATTCCCAAGCAAGATAGAAAACAAAAAGATAGGAGAACAAAATGATGAAGGAAAGAGAATTTATTAAAACATTACAGTTTGATGATAATGGTATTGCAGTAACAGAAACAATAACAGGGAAGAGAGCCATCATAGAACGAAATAACATGAATATATACAGACCTTTATATGCTCTACGAGTTGATGGAAAAACAGTGTTTACAAGAGGAACAATTTCAACAGTGTTCAATAAAATCAATCAGCTTTAATTAAATTACAAAAATGTATTGACGAACATAGAAAAGTATGTTTTATAAAATAGTTATTGAATAATTTAACAATCCAGAACTAAGTAAAGCAATGTGTTATTAAAAATTTTAAAATAGTGTGTTGTTTTCATCAACACACTATCATACAATAGAATCGGAGAAGGAGGGCAAGTACAGTGACACCATTACAGAAAAGAAGGTTGAAAAGGAAGTTCCAGAGGTTCTGGAAAGAATGGGGAATTACATGGGAAGAATTTGAAGTGTTACTAGGGGCAATATCTATAATCATGTCCCCATTCATATTAAGAATATTCCTTGCATTTTTTGGAATTTAACGATTGACACGTTGGTATGTTGGTAGTATAATAAAAGTATAAAATAAATAAATTCAATTCAAACAGAAAAGGAGAACAAAACAATGAAAGAATTTGAAACAATGACAGTGAAGGAGTTAAGAGAAGAAAGTAAAAAACGTGGGCTTACATTAGAAAGTAAAGGCAAGAAGTTCACGAAGCCAGAATTAATCGAGAGACTTATTAAGTGGGATATGGAACAGGCAGACATTGATGAAGATATTCAGAAAGCGATTGATGAAGCAGGACAGCCAGACGACAATGAAACATGGGGTGAAGCAGAGTGTACAAAAGAAGTCGAAACTTGTGCAGATTGTGAAGAAGCACCATGCGAGAATACACCAGAGGTTAAAACAAACAGAGACAAAGATGGTTACATTGTATATGCAAAAACACTGGAAGAAATCGAGAAGAAGTATGGAAACAGAAAGAAACAGGAAATCTATGACAACGAGTTAAAGGTAGGCAGTTATGTTGTGTTTGTCCATTATGTAGAAGCGAGAAACGGACAGATTTACAAGAAGTTAAGAACAGCAAAGGTTGTTGGAATCAACAGAAAAAAAGAACTTGTTAGAGTTGTTACTCTGTTAGGAACAGAAAAAGAATTATGTTTTGATGAGTTGCTTTACATCAAGGGAAGTGCAAAGAATTGTTCCTATCCGAAGGACATTACAATGTATCTGAAAGAACAGAGAACAGAGAAAGGCAAGGTGCTTATCAATGAAAGATTTGCAGAAAACAATGTTGCTGATTAAGGACAGCGTAAGAAAGTTATATGATGCACAACAGGAGAAGAAACAGTTTGACAAATATTATGAAGAGGTGAGGAAGAAAGAACAACTTGCCATTTCAAATTTCATGTTTACAAGTCTCCCAAAAGGACAGAACAGTTTTGAAATAGAACTTGACGAGGGGGCAGGATATTATACAAATCATGTGAAATTGAATGTAACAAGAGTAAGGACAAAAAAAGTGACATGGTTGCTGGACAAGTTAAAACAGAAGGTCGGGAAAGACATATACAGTGAGGTTGTGAACAAAACATATACAGTAAATGATATGCAGGGTTTGATTCGGTATTTAAAGACATGTGGAGTTGATCCAAAGAAGTTCAAAAGGTTCATTGATGTGACAGAAGAACTTGACGAAACAAAACTTGATACCTACTATGAAACAGGGGCATTGAAAACAAAAGACATAGAAGGTTGTTACACTGTGAAGATGGGAGAGCCATACATCAGAATCACAGAGTTAAAGAGGTAACATGACGAGAGAATATGGAGGGAAAGAACTAGCAAAAGTGCTTATCTATTATGGACTGATTGCAGATGTCGTAAGCTCTGATTTTAACATCATTTGCCCTTTCCATGAGGATATAAACCCTTCCATGAGGGTGTGCCTAACAGATGGTTCTTTCTTCTGTTTTGGATGTGAAGCAAAGGGAAATGCCCTAGACTTTGTGAGGAAGGTACATCCAGAATTAAATGAGTTACAAGCGTGTGTTTTGTTGGAACAAATATTGAACAGTGATGAAGTAAAAAAGTTAAATGTGAAGTATAAGAAGAAAAGAAGATTGCAGAACAAGCAAGCATTGAATGAAGCACATGACTATTATTATGGATTACGAACTGTTGATTGGAATGACATACACACAAAAGAAGAACATGAAGTTTTACAGTATATGAAACAAAGGGGATTTGATGAAAGAGCATTGAACATTGCACATTGTAAAACAAACTATAATATTGCTTATCCGTTTTTGTTTCCAATATTAGACAATGGGGAGTTCAAAGGATGGGTTGGCAGAACCATGAACAAGTATGTTGAAAAAAAGCGCAAGTATTTATACAACGATGGTTTTAGAAAGCGAGATACCTTGTGTGGAACATATGAACAAAACAAAGTGGTGTTTGTTTGCGAAGGGTTCATGGATTACCTTAGTTTGAGGACAAGAGGACATATTAAGAATGTTGTTGCTATTTTGGGATGGCACATATCAGATGAACAAGTACAGAAGTTGAAAGATAAAGGAGTGACAACGGTTGTGTCTGCTCTGGATAATGACAAAGCAGGGAATAAGGGTACAGAGTATTTAAAACGGTTTTTCCATGTGATAAGGTTTGATTATCCAGAAGGAGTAAAGGACGCAGGGGAAATGTCGGAACAAGAGTTAAAAATGGCAATCAGACGGACAAGGAGGGATTATAAACGTGACAGTTAGTTTTAAGTTGATGATGGGAATGACGCTGTTCCATGCACAGACCATGAAGGAATTACGGATTGACAAGGTAATAGAACAGAGTTATAATGAAGATAGTCAAGAATACAAAGAGTTGTGCAAGGAATATACACAAGTGATAGGATTTGCAAGAGAACTTGACAAAACAGAGTTTGACAAAGAATTGATGAAGGAATTAGCAAGAGAGGCGAAAGAAGCACAGAAAGAAACAATTGAACAGATTGAACAGGTTGTAAAGAATTGCTACTATCAAGGAACAACAGCATACATATCTTTTGGTGGGTATATGATTAACCCAAAAGAGTTTTGTGCAATTCGTCTGGATGGGTTCGACATTCAATTCAACAAAAAGTAAAACAAACAAGAAAGGAAGAACAAAAAAAAATGGGAAAAATCAAATTAGCAAACATCAAGAATGAGATTAAGAAAAGCGGAACAAGCAAAGGCAAGTTTTTGTTTTTCAAAGAGGACAGCAAGGTAAGAGTAAGATTCCTCACCGATATGGAAGATGGACTTGAGGTATCTTTCCATGACAGTTTCCAGTTGGGAATCAATGTTCCATGTCAAGAAGTATTTGGAAGGGATTGCGAGTATTGCGAGAATGAGGATTTACGGACAAGAAACATGTATGTGTGGAGCGTATATGATTATGAAAGCAAGGAAGTAAAGTTGCTTATGGCGGCAGTCAACAATTGTTCTCCTGTTCCTGCGCTTGCATCTCTTTATGAAAGTTATGGAACATTGTGCGATAGAGATTATGAGATTAAGAGAATCGGAAAAGGACAGAACACAACATACAGCGTGATTCCTCTGGAAAAGATGAAGTTCCGAAACACAAAAGTGAAACCAATGTCCGAACAGGCAATGTTGAAATGTATTGACAAGGCTTATCCTGCGGACAATTCCGAAGATTTTGAGGACGAGGACGAAACACCGAAGAGAAACAAAAAGAAGGGTGCAAAGTCAAACAATAAGCCGATAAAAGGAAAGATGAATGAGCCAGAGGACGACAATGACGATTGGGATGATGAAGAGGAAGGACAGGACTATGAGAGTATGACAGCAAAAGAGTTGTTCCAGTTGTGTAAGGACAGAGACATTGAGTGCAAGCCAAAGAAAACAAAAGAATATTATATTGACCTTCTGGAAGAAGCAGACGAGGAAGATTCTGACGATTGGGATGATGAAGATTCTGACGATGATTGGGAAGATTAGAACAAACAAGAACAATTTAGGGGTTGACAAAATGTCAGCCCTTTTGTTATAATAGGAGTGTAAGGAAGGAGAACAACAGAACATGGGTAATTACTTTGATTTACACAGACATGATGAAACTTCTTTTTTTGATGGATTCGGTAAACCAATAGAACTTGCAAAACGAGCAAAAGAATTGGGATATACAGCACTAGGGTTGAGCAACCACGGAAATATAACAGGATTGGTACAACATTGGTTAGCCTGTAAAGAAGTAGGAATCAAACCAATATTAGGTTGTGAAGTGTATTTCCAACCAAAGTTTAATAAGAGGAATCCGCAGAGAAAGTCATATCATTTATGTTTGTTTGCACAGAACAAAACAGGATATGAAAACCTGTGTCATATTATGTCAGAGGCAAACATAAAACAGTTCTACTATAAACCGATTGTAGATTTTGGACTGTTGGAGAAGTATGCAGATGGGTTAATCTGTACAACAGCGTGTATTGCTTCTGCAACAAGTCAAGCGATTGTGAATGGTAATGTTGAAACAGCAGGAAAGTTGCTTGACAAGTTCAAGGATATTTTTGGCAACAACCTGTATGTGGAGATTCAGCCATACAAGATTGACAAAAAGGGAACACAACAGAAAACAGATTATGTTTTGATGAAGTTAGCAAGGGAACGGAAAATCAAGTGTATACTAACATCAGACAGCCATTTTGGAAGTAAGGAAGATTTTGACACCTATTGTAAGATGCACGAAATCGGGAAAACAACACTTGATGTAAAGAACACATATTCAGAAAGGTATATGCCTAGCGAGTATGAAATAGAAGAACGATTTGCAACAATCTACAAGAACAAGTTTAAGGATGCCTTTAAGGTTGCAGAAATGTTCGTTGACAATTTAAAGAAGTTACAGGATAGCGTGGAAGAAGGTATACTTTCGCAATGTGAGTTGGTTTTGCCCAAGATTGAAACAAATGGAGAATCAAGCGAAACAGTGTTGCGTAAGATGGTACAAAGAGGATTGAAGAAGAGAGGGAAGAACACAAAACAGTACATACAGAGATGTAAACAGGAACTTGATGTAATACATTATCATGGGTTTGATGATTATTTCCTCATGGTGCAAGACTATGTAAATTGGGCGAGAGAACATAACATAGCAGTTGGACCGGGGAGAGGTTCTGCTTGCAATTGTGAGGTAGCTTATGCTATTGGAATTACAGATGTGGACAGTATCAAGTATAATCTGGATTTCAGCCGATTTATGCGTAAGGAAAAGAAGAAGTTGCCAGACATAGACGTTGATTTTGAAACAGACAGACGACAAGATGTGATTGACTACGTTGTGAACAAGTATAAGGGGCAAGCAGTACAGATATGTTCCTATGGGGAATATAAGATTGACAACCTTGTGAATGACCTTGCAGGGGTATGTGGGTTGCCTACAAGCGGAAAGGAATTAGACGAGTACGACAAGGAACAAAACAAAAAGGTGGTTGCAGAAATCAAACGATTTATACGAGAGTATGAAGAAGATGGCAGATTGAATATGCAGTTACTCATGGAAGATGAAAGAACAGAAGAGTATAACAGCCAGTATGACAACATTATGAAACACTTTTCCAAGTTGTTTGGAAAAATTCGGTATCTAGGAAAACATGCCGCAGGTGTGGCAGTGGTTGGTTCTGATATATCGAATTATACAGCAGTGATTCGCAAGGGCGATATGTTCAGCAGTAGTTATGACCTTAATGATTTGGAACATATTAATTGTACAAAGTTCGATATGTTAGGACTTAAAACAATGTCAGAGTTGCGAGAGTTGGAAGAGTATACACATCATGTTGTTACAGATGAAGATAGAGAGGAACAAGAAATATATGAGAGTTTCCGAGATGGGAAAACAGACGGTATATTTCAGATGGAGAAGTCAGCACCAAAGAAGATTCTGGACATGATACAGTGTGATTGCATTGAAGATGTGATTGCGGTTAATGCGTTGAACAGACCAGCACCGTTACAATTAAAGATGCACGAAACATACGCATATAACAAATTGTCTGGAAATATAGACAGAAGCACACCGTATTATAAGTATACGAAAGAAACATACGGAACGATGTTGTACCAAGAACAGACAGTTGAGGTTGCACAGAAATTAGGACATTTGACACCACAGCAAAGTTTTGACTTGTTAAAGATTATGAAAAAAGCAGAGAATCAGAACAAACCAGAGTACATACCAATCATTGAACAGATGAAGAAAGATTTTTTCAAAGGCTGTAGAAGTGAAGGACTTACGAAGGAACAGACAACGGAGATTTGGGCGAGTATGCTTATCTATGGTTTTAACAAAGGACACAGTACGGGGTACACGATTATCAGTGTAGACCAGATGTGGTATAAGATACACCATCCTGCCGAGTTCTGGTATGTCAAGATGAAGTATGCAGGGAATGATGCAGATTTGCACAAGTATTCACAGTTTGCGGTGAAGGACAATGCGGTTGTGATGTTACCTCATGTGAATTATACAGCAGAAACAAGTATGCGTATGATGGATGGAGAAAATGTTATACAGCAAGGGTTGAGCATCATTAAGGGAATCGGAGAAAAAGCGGCAGAAGCAATCGAACATGAAAGAAAGGAACATGGAGTGTTCCGAGACTATGATGATTTCTACGACAGGTGCAAAGGAAGAACGGTAACAACAAGAGTGATTGACATTTTAAAGGAACAGGGAGCATTGGAGTTTAACAAGCGGCGTTATTTGTCAAGGGTGGTAAAATATAACAGCAGTTTGTTGGGGCGTTAAAATGTTTCATGTGAAACGTACAAAACAAAGGTGGTGAGAAAATGGAACAGTATATACCAAAATATGAGTATTCGCACAAGGTTGATGAATTGAGACAGAACAGAGTGGAAACATCTTTTTACAAATATGGCTCTGCAAGACGTAACTTCGGCAGAGGATATGTCAATGCATTAGGAAGTAATGAAAAGTGCATAGAAGCATATAACAGAACAGGGAACAAGGAATATTTGCTCGATGCTATGAATTACCTTATGTTTGAATTTATGTACCCACAGAAAGATGGTGCATTTTTCAGACCGACAGAGAGCAATGACAGCGCAGGAATTGTTGGAATCAGCGAGAAAGAAATGGAGAGATTGAAAGATGGCTAACAAAACAAAGGGAATCAACAAAGCAGGAATTATGAAGTTGTGTTCCGAGATTGCAAAGAAAGAAGGAGAAGGAACGGTTTACAGTTTGGGAAGCAAAAACGGAGTGTTACGAATACCACGTTGGAGTACAGGGCTTTCAGACTTAGATGCCATCATAGGTGGAGGAATACCGAAAGGCAGAACAATAGAAATATTCGGAGCAGAATCGGCAGGGAAAACAACACTTGCATATCAGTTTTGCGCTCAACATGAAATGTGCCTTGACATTCCGATTGAAGGTACGTTCGATGCGAACAGAGCAAGGTTGTTTGGAAACACACCAAAGCAAATGTTGGTATACAGAGCAAGGTATGGAGAAAAGGCTTTCAACAGGGCAATCAGATTTGCGGAAGAGGGTATACCCATGATTGTGATTGATAGTGTTCCATCCATGCAACCGAAAGATGATATTGACAAAATTAGAAAAGCAGTGAACACAGATAGCGAACAAGAAATGAGGATAGGTGGAGTTGCAAGGCTCATGGACAAATATTTGCCCACACTTGAAGATGTGATTGAACAAACAGGAACAACGGTTGTGTTTATAAACCAGATTCGGGATAAGATGAACGCATTGCCTTTTGGAGATAACATACAAACACCCGGCGGTCACAAGTTGAAACATAGCGCAAGTCTTAGAATACAGGTTGCACGAAAAGGGTATATTGACATTCCGAACCATAACCCTTATAATAGTGCAAGTAAAGAAACAATTGGCATGATTATGAAATGCAAGGTTGTCAAGTCAAAGGTTTGCAATCCAAAGGGTGAGTGCGAGATACCTTTGTTTTATGACAGAGGGTTTGTGGATTTTGCAGACCTTGACAGAGTGAGAAAAGAAATAATGGAAGAACATAAGAGAATGTACAAGGAAATGTTAGAAGATTGATGCACTTTTATTGTATCAGATTTAACAGAACATACATTGGTGATGGTAGTGCAGAACATAGGTTTTTCGTTTATGCGGAAACAAAACTGAAAGCAGTGAAGAGATTCTGTACTACAACAGGTTATAAAAGTGCTTGCATTATTTCTGTCCATGTGGTATCATAGAGAAAAGAAGGAGAACAAAACAAATGGGATTGATGGACGAAATCAAACGAGAAGCAGAAGGGAATCGAACAAAGATACAAAGCAGTCAAGAAGCAGAATTGGAACATAAGTTGAACGCATTGCATTATCTGGATAAGGACATCAAGAAAGAATTGCAGTTCTTAAAATCAGTAATGACAAGAGGGCAGGAAACAGCAGAGAGGAAAGGACTTCATGCGAGTGCTATTATTGTTTCCGATGATAAGTTCTGTTACAGACAGCAAGTGTTGAGTTTGTTTTACAAACAGGCACAGGGAGAACAAGTACCAGTTGGGTTGAAGCGGATATTTTCAGAGGGTGATGCAATCCATGAAAAGTGGCAACGATTGTTTATTCGTGGAGGGTATGCAGAACCGTTAGATTGTGATTATAGCAGATTCAATGAAGAATTTGACCTATCCTATACGCCGGACATTATTTGTGATATAGATGGCGTAGAAATGGTTGGAGAAATAAAGTCGGTAAATACGTTCCAGTTTAAGAAGCAGAAATATCATGTCTCTGGAAGAAAGCAGTTACAGTTATATATGTATTTAACAGACATCCATGATGGCTTTGTTTTGTGTGAGGATAAGAACACACAAGAAATAAAAGTATATTTGTATAAGTTCAATTACAAAGAGGTTGAACCATACATAGCAAGATTGGAGAAAGTACAGTATTACAAACACAGGCTTGAAACAAAAGAGAAACTTGTGCAGAGACATGAAAGGTGTACAGGGTATCAATGTAAGATGGCAGAACAGTGTCCGATGCGTGAAGTATGCTACGGAAAGAAAAAGGAGAGATTGGAATGAAATTAAAAGAGTTTTTAAAAGAATATGTGTGTCCAAACACAATGATAAGGTTATGGAAGAA